CTTGAGCGTTTATTGCGTTGTACGCACCAGTTCCGGTAACAGTCAGTGCCACTGCGCTCGTTGGGGCACCAATTGAGAACGAACCGTTTGAGTTGTTATAGGTCAGCGTTGAGCCGCCGAAAGACCCAGAATTGTTGTACTGAACCTGGGTAGAGCTGCCGCCAACAGAAGTAACCGCTGCAATAGAATTTTGAACTTGAAAATTTGTGCCGTCATAGGTCAACGTCACAATTGAACCTGCCAAAATCGTGCCCGACGTTAGCGCAGCGCCTGCGGTCGTCACGACGTTTTTGGCACCCAACCCGTTCACGCTAATCGTCGTTGCACCCGTTACGGCGTTGGCAACCTTTACAGACAGCGACTGGCCCGCAACGTAGGAAAACAGCGTCGGGGAGTTGATCGTCACAACAATCGAATTGGCCGAACCCGAGGAGTCTAGGTAGTAATTGTTGAACGTAGCCGTGCTGTTTATGGCAGTGACAAGGGAGGAGAAGTCCGCGTCAAGCTGTGAAAGCGGAATCGGCCCCGTCTGAGCCGCAAATGTATTTGGGATTGTGATGCTGCCTGCCATGTCCTACTCCTACCACCGCTTCCGCAGTTCGTAATCCATCATAATTGAACTCAATTCGTAAATGCCGCCAGCGCCGATAGAACCGGAAATACCTACATACTTCCCATAACCGCCCAAAGCGTCCGCGTAATAGAGCAAATACGAACCGGAATACCAAGTCACCACAATGGATGAGTTGTTTTGCCATTGAGCCGGAGCGCCAGAGTTGTTGACCCACTGAACTTGACCAACGCTAAAACCGGAAATGAACGGCGTACTGCGGTTCGGGGTGTCCAGGTTGACCGAAATGCTAGAGCCAATCTGGCTCACGGTCATCTCAAAGCCGGCCCGGAATACTTCCTTGTCGGCTAACTGATCTTCCATCGGCCACAAAGCCGTTTGCCATGAAGATGCAGGTGCCGTAGTTGTGTCCTGATACAACTGGTAGAGCTTGTTTCCAATAAAGCCAAACAACACCGGCTGGTTGTTCTTTATTGCACCTGCAACAAAGGTCAAAGACCCGTAGTTGGCAAACCACCATTTCTGGTCAAAGTAATTGGCAACGATTGTGCGGGTTCCAAAAATCGGATCGCCGGTTTGCTTGATGAGAAACGACGCTTGAAGGACATTGTTGACCTTTGCTGCGCCGCCAGAGATGGCAAAAGACGTATCTAGGTACTGAATCGTGCCGTCAATGTCATCGGACATTTTTTCGGCAGTTACGCCGGTTAAGCGCCACAACCCGTAGGTGTTGGCAAAGCACAAATCACGGTTGTAAGTGAAAATTGAACCCGGCTGGTCGCACCCAATAGCCGCTTGGACGTTCAAAACGCTGAATACCGGGGCCGGGGGACTCGCAGAAGTAGGTATGTAAACGTCCGAAATGACAAAAATGGACGATTTGCCCATGATGTACAGGTAACCCGAGGCGCTGTAGAGCCGCGTGGAATCGCCACGAAGCTGCGGGTCACTCAAATTCTGAGCTATTGCTCCGCTAACAAGCGTGAAATCGGTCGTACTGTTGATTGCAGACACATACAGCACACGATTGGAGTACAGCCAAACGCGGTTGCTGAATACAGCAATATCCGGCGCTACGGGAGTGCCGCCAGGGATGATGCCGCCTGTGATCGGGCCGGTAAACGTCGTTCCGTCCCACGAATAATAGCCATTAACGTCATAAAACAGGATCAGTTGGTTTTTCCACTGATCCATGCGCGAACCGGCGCCAGAAAGCAGTTTGCCGACATTGATTTGGGCACTGGTATTGGCCGCAATGTTGTACGCAAACACCTTGCCGTTGGTCGTAAAGACTATTTGGTAATCGGTGCTGTTGATGTTGGCGTATTCGGCCCAGTAAACCGAGTCCGTGGCGTAATCAATCAGCATTGCTGACAAGCCAGGAATGGTGTGAATGTTGGCCGGACCAATCGGCATCACGTTTACAAGGTCGTAAAAGTTGTCCTCTGGAATGGCAACCCGAGCCGCTTTGGTATAAATGCCCTTGAAGTTACGCAGGTACTTGGACGCTACGTTCCTTTCACCCTTGGCGGTTGTCTCTTTTTGTGGCGAGGGCATGATTTACCCGCATCACTTGACATAAGGGTCGGGAATGACCCGGCCCATGAACGACACCACTTCCTGCCGCATCTTGGCCGTGTACATTTTACCAAACAATTCCGACTCGCCTATAGACTGCTCGCGGAACTTGGCGAGGTAGGCGGCGTAGTATTTGATAGGCGTTGTAAAAGGCTCTGGGATCGGTTCTGGGGTCGAATCGGAAGTCAGGGCTGGCGGGATAAGGGCCAAGTCCCAATCGCTCTGATACGAGCTATCCGGCTGCGGACCGACGTAGACCGACAATGCCCCCAGCCGGCTAAAACACACCGGACGGCTTTGCATATTGTTCCAATAGCGAAACTGTACGTCAAACCGCGTCCACGGCAAGTACGCGAGCTTGACCCGCGTAGACCCCCACAAAATGTTGATCCCCATCACATCAATGATGGTGTAGCCCGAATACAACGTGGTAAACGCCGAGGACGATTGAATGGACGAGAGCGTGTACTGCTCCGTCCCTTGCGTCAGCGTGACAAGATTGACGATCTGCTGGCGCAGGCAACGGGTGTCTTTGCACACCCGGTTCCTGGCTTCATTGATGTAATCGGTCAGTTCTGAATCTGACCAAAACTGCCCGTTAGGATCGTGCAGTAATCTGCGGACCTGAGTGATGTAAGTCGTAAGAGCCACTCAACCTCCGCATATCAAAGATCCCCTACCGCCTCGTCCTGATCCTCTGCTGAATTGGAGGAGGAGGCCGAAACCTCCTCCCCCTCATCTGCACCAGTATCTGCCAGGGGGGTTGGGCTACTGATTCTTGGCCGTCCGCGCTTTTTAGGCCCGGACGTAATACTCACTGCGGGTGAGGGAACGTCGCCAAACTCAATGTCCTTCAATCGCTCCAGAGCCTGTTCGTAGCTCTCTTTTGCCAGCCATCCAAGCCGGTGAAAAGCGTTTGTCTTGTCATCCGCCCCAAATCCGAAAATATGGGTCGCAGCCAAGTTATGTACATCCGTGGAATCATTGTCCTTAAAGACATAATCCTTGCCGTCGTAACGAGCCTTGATAGTCTGGCCCGTCCGATTGGTTACACGAATGTAATCAGACAAATCTAGCGTACTCATTCCCCACCCCCCTTACCCATTAAGCAACGATGGACAGATAGCTTGTAGCCGTCGTGCCGCTCGCCGCGATGTAGTCATACGGACCAAACCGAAGCTGACCGGACGCCGAAGCAGCAAGCATCGTCCTCACCGTCGGAGCCGTGGCCGGCGTCGCGCCGGTCGTGGCGTCCAGCGGATAACCCGTGTTGTCCGAGTTGTACGAGGCGACGCAGTTCGCGCCCAGCGTCAGGTTCACGCACTGAGCCGTACCGAAATACGGGATCGTGGTGGCCGACGGCAGGTTTGCAGACGAGGACAGCAGCGCCGACTGGAACACCGGGTAGAACACCGGGATGCCGGTCAGCGAGGTGACCGTGGCCGCGGTGATCGTGGTGTAGATCGTGATGCTCGTCGTCGTCGGGATCGACAGGATACGGAACACGTTACCCACCAGGATGCCCGTGCCGGTCAGGCCAGAGGTCGAGCCGCCAAACTTGATGAAGTAGTTCGGCAGCACGTTGGCAGACGGCGAAAAGGTCAGGCCATGCGCCGCGTTGAACGTGATCGTGGCGATGTTGTTCGCAGCCGAGAACGTCGCGCCGGCACCGGCAGGAATCACGAACTGGGTCGTGCTCTGCTCGGTAAAGTAGTCCAGTCCACCGACTGCAATTTTAAGATCAGACATTGCAATGCTCCTTAGATCGTGATGCTGCCGAGGTTGTAGACCTTCACGCAAGTCTTGGGCTTGGTCAGCACCAGTTCCGCAATGGTCAGCACCGCGCCAATGTAACCAAGCTGGTAGTTCGACAGCAGCGACTCAAAGCCGGTGAAAGCGAAAGCAGCCTGATCGTGAACGTACAGGTTCAGGTAGTTGCTGTTCAGCAGGTACAGGTTACCTTCTGGGCAGTACGGGTCGGCGTAGATCGGCACACCGGCCACATCCAGCGCACGGAAAGCCGAGCGCGGACGGTCGGCGTCCGAATCAAAGCCCTGACCCGGCTGAATCTGGTAAGACTCTGAACCAACGAAGTCGTTGGCAAGGCCCAGCCAAGTGCCGATACCGCAGACACCAAACGTCGGCATCTCGGAGCCGTACTTCTGGGCACCCGCGATGTACTGAAGCGCCTTCACGCGGGTCAGGTTCGCAGTTGAGCCGTTGTACAGTTTGGACTGCCACCACGGATATGCCGTTCGGTTGATGTTGCCGTAGGTAACGAGGTTCGTGCCGTCGTCAACCGCACCCGGCAGGCCAACAAGCTGCTGCGTGTTGCTGGTGTTGTTGTACAAGGCGTTCGCAAAGGCGTCCACCATGCTATTCGTGGCGTCGTTCATACGAGCCTCGATCAGCGGGACAATCGCGTGGTCCATCTGAACCGCGCCTTCCATGCCCAGGAACGGGATGGGGGTCACAATCGCCTTCAGGTTGAACTCACCCAGGAACGCGCCCTGCTGGGCCTGCGGCTGGTTGAACGAACCGGAATAGTCCGTCCACTGCGAGTTTACAAACGCCTGACCCTGAACCGGGACCGAGACGGATGAGACGCCGCCCGAGGCGGTCTGTGCATTTGCCAGCAGCGCGGCGATAACCGGCGACGACTGGTAAATCTGCACGACCATCTTGGGGATGAACGCACGACGAGTGACGTAACTCAGCTCGTTCGCAATCGGACCTGCGGCGGGAACAATACCCTGTCCAAAAACTGCCATGACTCAATCTCCTAAGTGTTGCTCTGTGCCGCACTGCCCCCGCAGCGAATTAAAAACTACTGTCCGAGCCTGCGGCCCGCCTTCAACTCATTGATCGCGTCAAACGCGGTCCGCTTGGCGAACTCGTTCTTGTTCGCCCAAAGGTCTTTGCCAGACGGCAGGCTCATCGGCGTGATCGACTCCGGGGTTGCCGGAGCCAACTGCTTCTGTGCCCGCACGTAATTGATCGCGGTGTCGTAGTTGCTGATCGAAGCATCGACCATCGTTTTTTCTACTTCTTCCGGGTCAAGTCCGGCGCTTTTGATCCTAGCGTGAGCTTCAGCTCGGCGGGTAACGTGAAGCTGCGAAAGAGATGCCTCATCCCGCTTCTTGAGTTCCGCCTGAAACTCCTCACGCTGCTTTGCCAGAGCATCTTCCAGTTCAATGTCCGGCGCAGCCATGTTCGGATTCTTCTTCTTCGCTTCGCGGCGGATATTCTTTTCAATATCCGGGTTCGCTTTAACGAAAGAAAACAGGCGCATCGCCTGATCCTGCTGTTCCGGTGTCAAATCTTCTAGTGATGCCATGATAAATACCCCCCTAAATCATCAATAATGCTTGAACGGAACCTTGGTCTGGGTCGCCCCAGGAGCCTTGACCTTCATCTCGTTCTTCATCAGACCGCGAGAGCGACCGCTTTCCAGACCGCCCAGTTCCATGTAGCGCGGCGGGTTCACGATTTTGCCGTTGTGACTCGCATTGTCCTGCGGGTCGCGGATAGCCAGAGAAACAGAGGGGTCAAACAAACGTGTACCGGGCATGATTACATCCTCACATGGGGGTCGGGAGTGGAGCCGGACCAGCCGGCGTGGGGAGGCCCGGAGGCGGTTTGCCCGGTCCGGCCAGCCCGGAAACAGCCTGCATAATTTCCGCAGGCATCAATTCTTTGTCTTTGCCTTCGGTGTCGCCAAAATGCTTGGTCAGGGCACCGATAGCTTTCATGATTGCTTTGCCATCCTCGCCGGTCGGCGGGAACGTCTGCAAAGACTGGGTGAGCTTTTTAATCACAACCTGAATGTCTGCACGGCCACCCGCCAGATTTCCCTCTTTGCGAGCCGGGGCCATCATTGGGCCACCAGCCGGACCGGGAACGGGGGGTTTGCCACCTGGAGCCGCTTGCGGCATCGGCGGCGGACCGCCAGCGCCGGGGGGGTTCCCGCCAGCACCACCAAGGGCTTGCATAATTTCAGGAGGTACGCTCATAAAAACCTTTCTACAGCGTCAAGTATTTCAATGTCAACTACCAATAAAAAAGCCGGCAGAGTTTCCCCTACCGGCTGATTTTTCGACAGTCGCTGGACTGGATCGCAAGTTAATGCGCGTCAGCCGGCAAGCTGCAAGTAATTACTTGCGCTTGCTCTTACGACCGCCGCGCTTGTGACGCTTCGCCATGGTAGCTCTCCTGTTGATGGCCCGCCCCCCTTACGCTGAAATCTTGCACTATCGGCGCATCTTACGCTTGGTGCTTCTCTTGCCGCGCTTCATTTGGCTTCCTTCAATTTGTGGATTTTGCCACCGGACTGAGCTTGCTGCGTTTCCATTGCCTGCTGCTGTTGCTTGGCCTTGGCTTCAGCTTCTTCCATCTTGGTCAGACGTAGTTTTAGCAGTTCCTTCATAGGAACGTCAAGCAGGTCAAGCAACGATTGCCGATCAATCGCCTTGGCTTTAAATAGCTCAAACGCCAGCGCCCTCTGGTCCTCCTGAAAGATAGGACTGTTGGAGTGCGCGTCCACCTTGACCATGAACTGTTCGGTGAACTGGTCGGCAATAAACTCGATGCCTTCATCTGAGCGCAGCCGCGAGGAGTCATAGACCTTCTTCAACTGAAGGAACACGGTCGCCAGCTTCTCAAGCTGATCCTCAATCACAAGCGCCCGCTTCTTGGCGCGGGATGAACCCAGTCGCGCAAGGTTGGCCGCGTGGCCCTGAGAACGAACGCCTGACTCGCCCTTGCCTTGGATGATGTTGGTGATGCCGGACATTTCCTCAAACATCCCATCCAGTTCACGGATCTCTCTGTACAAATCGTCAGGAATGGTCGGGGACAGCGTTTCCATCTTGGCGCCCGGCATACTGGCCGAGATAAGCCCGCTCGGGCTGTCCAGCGTGTCAGCAATCTCGTCAATGCTTCCGTCAAACCCGGAGCCAAACTTCGGCGGACGAGCCTGCAAGTTCAGCATATGCGTGATCTGCTCCATGCGGGTGTTTCGCATATCCTGAAGCGGGATCAAGCGGTCAACCTCGCTGTAGCCCCAGAAATAATCATGCGACGGGTTCGGGCAAATCTGGATAAGCGGGATCTCGTTCTTCAGAAACATACTTTCCAGAGGCCGATCAAAAATGACCACTCCAGGCTCGGCAATCGTGACAATTCTAAAATCCTTGATTTCATCGTCAAAGACGTACAACTCGGACAAACGCAACAGTTCTTCGGCTACAGCCGGCCTGTAACGGTTTGGACCGGAAAGGTCAAAATTCACGTTGCCAATCATGTTTGGCTGCGACTGGGAGGTGACGATCCGCTCCATCAGATTTGTGCTGGCCGTTTCCGACGGCTTGGGAGCTGGCGTAATCGCCTTTAGGATCGAATCCAATCTGGGGTGCGGAATCTGGCGAAGGTCGTACTCAAACTGGCTCTTGGTGACGTAGTAGGAGTGCGTGAAAGCCTCCTGCCGCCACAGTCCGTGAATGTCCTCGCGCAGCACGCCAATGTCGTGAGGCTCCACTACAAACGGCTCAATCTGCCCGGCGTTGACCCGCATCTTTACGAACATGGAGCCGTAGCAGAACGACCAGAGCAGCGCCTGCCCAAACACAAGGTCGGTGTTGGACAGATGCCAGTCAGCGTTCAAGGACCGGGTGAGAGGACCGATCTGGCCCTTGTTCAAGTCCGAGGCCGAGGGCGAGAGGTCGATGGAAAACCGCGTCGTCTCGCTGGAGTACATCAACGCATTGAGCTGGTCGATGTGCGAGTAAATCTTGTTGATCGTGCTGGTAGAACCATCTGGGGCGCCACCAAACAAAAAATACGACCGCCAGAGGTTATAAGTCCTGCGACGCTCCTCGCGGGTTGCATTGCACTTTTTGGCAAGGTCAACGTAGAAGCCAAACAGTTCTTTTTGGTCGGGGAGTTTCATAAATCTTCTGCCTTAACTCTGCCGACAATGTTAGTCGGGATGTTTTTTGGAGTTGCTGCACCGGCCAGAGCGTTCCCCGCCTCCATACCAAAGCTCTGAACAGGCAGTGTACTAGGCTTTTCGCCACGTTGGCTCCACCCTGGAGCCATTTTGTTGGGGGTATCAACCCAACGAGGGGAGAAATCCTCTCCCCGACGCAAGTTCTGCATGACGCTGGTGCCGTCCTTGGCGTTCGTTTTGAGGTCCGAAAGCCCAAAATCGTGCGCTAGGTCACGCTGCAAGTTGTCCATTCGGCCCGTAACGACGCTGCCAGCAGCCGGAGCGGTGCGAATTTCCCGCTTTACAAACCGTCTTGAGCACCCTTTGGGGCATTTCCCCATCTCATCGCCGTTCACAATGTCCTCAAAAGGACCGTGAGCCGCGCAAACGTATTCTTTCAGTATTCCCATAACCCCCCTCCTTACAACTTACCAAATGGGTTCGTCAAGCGTTGAAGCCCTTCCGGATCATGGAAAGTAGCCATCACCGCGTCGGTTCGTTTCAAACTAACCAACAATCCTTTGGTCGTTATCCGAATACTGCCCCGATAGAACGGCGGGCAAAGTATTGGCTTCGGATTTGCAGACTTTTGAACGTCGTATTTGATTATCAGCCCGTTTTTGTTCCTTTTCAGGATTATCGGGTCGTACATACCGGCCAAGACGCGCTTGAAAGCCTTCGTCATCCTCATCCTTACCTCAAATCGGTAATAGACAAGGTTTGCCGTGTTGAACGCTTTTTTGAACCCCGCCCACGCGGGGCGGCTAATCTGAAGGGCCGTCAGTAACATGGCAGGAGAGCCGAAATAGGGGCTGTTGGGGTTCTTGGTAAGCCAGATCCAGCAGTGCTGGAAGTGCCGGTCGTTCCAAGCCCCCTCAGAATCCTCCCCTACCTTCGTGCTGACCTCCATCAACGCTTACCGCGACTCATCTTCACGTTGGAAGTAATGCTTTTGTTGTTGTGGATAATGCCAAGGTTTGTCAGGTACTTCCTTACCATCCGAGGGCCGGCGACCTGCATCCCCTGCAATGCCGTATCTTGTTTGATCTGCTGCTCGTTCTGGTAAACCAGCCCCTGCGCCATGAGCTTAGTCCGCACTTGGTCGTTCCACGCCAGGATTGCCAGCGCCGCGGCAATCACCCGGTCGTCCTTGCGATGATCCGGGGCCGCAGGGGCACTGCCGGCCTCGCGCTGGATCGAAGTCATCTCCGATACCAGTTCACGGCTCACCGGGTGCGCCATCTTGCGCTCAACGTAGTCCCTCAGCGTGTTCATCATCCGTTCTTTCATCTGAAAGTTCGTCTGCGTATGCAGAGCGCCAGGAGTCCCATAAATGCTGTCGTATTTGCGGTACATGAAATCCTTCATGGAGCCCATCACATCTTTTAGAACTGGCCGAGATGATGCCAAGCCAAACGACCTCTCCTTCCTCATGTTCTGAAGCTCGTTCAAAACCGCATGGCCCGGACCAGAGACTTCCAGATTGAATGTACACGGTCCATAAGCTCCACACAGATACGCTATCGCCCACGCAAACTGGCTGGTCGTAATGTCGTAGTCCACATACTCGCAAACCTGCTCGGCACGGTCCGACCACACGCGCCACACACTGATCGCAAACCCGTCCGCGTTCTCGCTCGACCCGTAGGCAGGGTCTGCCCCCAGTACATAGAACGAATTCTTCTCCGGGTTCTTCCACACCTTCAACGTCGCCGTCTTGGCCGTGGCCGCAATCACCTGCGTCTCAATAAAGTTGTCCCTGAACGTTAGCCGGTAATACTCCGGGTTCGCCAGCTTGTTGACCTCCGTGTACAACCGGCTCAACTCCACTGAACTGAAGAACTGCGAACCCGACGCCTGGAACGCCTGATTCTCGGTCCACGGATATTCCTGAAGCCGGATGCTCTCGTCAGATTGCTGCTCTGCCGCAAGCCAGCGCCACCACGCAATCTGCTCGTCGTCAATCTCAACCCCGTAGAGTTGCTTGACTTCCTTGGCCCACTCCTTCTCTTGGGAATTGAACCGGCCCGTCTTGCCGTAGTACACCGAGTAGAGATGGTCGTCCCGGCCAACCCGGTACATCTCGTTCGCCCACCAGCTTACAAAGATCGCTTTCTGGGAAGCTGCGGTCTTAGCATCACACCACTGGTCGTAGAATAGGTTCTCAAATCCCCGCGCCGTGGATTCCCAATGGTAAAGCCGATGTGGGTTCTTCTGGGCAAGGGAAGCCCGTAGGGACGCAAACCCCTCCGCGTCTCCCCAACTGGACATTTCCGTCGCATGAAGAAAGGAAATGGCCGCAGACCGGCCAAGCGATCCCTTACCTGACTTCTTCGTACCTGCCACTCGATACAACAGTTTTGTCCCCGTATTAAGGACCAACTGGTTTCGATTGTGATCTTTAATGCCCCGCTTCCATGTGTCAGGAAGCGATGCGTAGTAAAGCTCCAATGTCGAACGAAACGAATCACGTGCTGAGTCCTCGTGTACCGCCATCATCCCGTTCATGCCCTTGTGCCGGAACAGCCAGAACATATCCAGGGCCAAACTGATCGTGGATATGCCTGCCTGCCGGCACTTCAAGGTCACAAAGTCGTGAACGCCATCCTCAAGACCAGAAATGATCTTCTCAAGTACCCATTTCTGAGTACCCAGCAGCGAGTCTCCTAAACTTATAACCCCCCTCTCCTTGGAATCAATCTTCAGAGCATTACAGAAACTCATGAACTGCTGGGTGGGGAACTTCACTTCTTCTTAGCCTGCTTCTTAGCCGGTTTGCCAGCAGTCCTGGGATGCGCCATCTCGCCAGCCAAATAGTCGTTCTTGGCCGAGGAGTCCTTTGCCCACTTGGGGAACTTTTTTGCTTTAGCCATTACGGTTACACCGGCATCCCGTTGGCATCAACCGACGTACCGGCAGGCACATCCGCCGTCGGTAGCGAACCCAGCGGGTCCACGGGCGGCGGCAAGTCCGCCACCGGCGCAGCCGCATCAGTCGCCCTGCGATCCGCGTCCACCTTTCGGGCGAACAGGATCGCTATGTGCTCCTCCACGCCCTCCACGAAATTCTCCGCTTCCTTTGCGAATTTTACCAACTCCGCCCATACCACGTTCGTCATCTCGTTCTCCTTTGCGTTTGATCTCAACCCTCTCAAGGCGGTCCATCATACCGCCCCTCAACAAATTCTTCACACCGCCCCCTTTGCCTTGGCCTCCCGCTGCGCCGAACGGTTTCCACCCCGTTTGCCCGCAGCCTTCGCCAACGCCTTGTCGCTAAACGCCCGCTTCTCCTTGGGGACAGACTTGCCTCCCATGCTCGCAATCGCACGGCGCTTCTCAAGCGACATCGCAGCCAACCCCCGCTTGGACTTCTTCTTCGCTGCCATCACTCCTCCCATATCAGTTGCCAAACCACACACGCCATCAACGCACTCACAACCAGAGAACTAGCCAGCATCATCAGCACCAACCACCAGAACGCTCTCACAACCCCCCCAGGTAATCTATCACCCGCTCCAGCATTTTCCCCTCACTCTCATTCTCAATACTCAAATACGTCCCCTGCTTGCACGCATTCTTCACTATCCCCTCCTTTATGCCCGTCACGTGAGAGATGTGCTTCTGCATGAGCTTTGTCCTCGCCCAATGACACGCCCTCACCAACCGCACCAACTCCTCGTCTGTCCGCCTCATTTTTAACCCCACTCCTGAACTTGCCCATGACCCGCCACGGATGACCCGGCGTGTGCTTGCCTTGCCTCACCGATCCCCCTTCCTCAAATTGCACCCAGGACATAAAAGCTGCAAATTCCCCACCACGTTCAGCCCACCCCTGGCCAGCGGCACCACATGGTCAACGTGATACCCCACCACACGCAGGTCACGACTACACCCCGCACACCTGCCGCCCTGCCGAACGCCCAAGTCCCTCACATCCTGCGCCGTATAGCGCCCCACAACACGTTTGCGGCGACGCGCAGCTACCGCCGCCCGCGCAGGTTTCACACATTCCCGGCAATGCGCCCGGCGCTCAACCCGACTGCCTGCACGTAAATGAAACCGACCTCTGGGCAACATCCGTTTGCACCGGGTGCACTCCAGCAACAACCCCTCAACGCGCCTGATAGCCATGCCATCTTATAGCCAAGCACCACATTTATTGTCAAGCAGTCAAATTGTTTTTGGGGGGGAGAGGCAGGGGGGGCACTAGAGCAAAAGACGCCGGACCCATTCCCGATCCAGACCAGATTAGGACGCTTC